GCTACATTTCGCGTACTCCCGAAACTTTCGGTGCTATGACATTGCGAATCCAACCCGACAAAACGGTGCCCTTGCCGATGGACGACATCCCACAAGCGGCCCCCACGTTGCGTGAAAACATGCAGATTGCGGCCAACACCGCTGCGCTTTTGGATGAGCTGCGCCCGCCGGGCGAAATCACAGACGACGACCTCACCGCCGCCGATGACATCTTCAAAGCTTTTTCCGAACGTGCCAAGCAGCAGTTCGAGGACGCTATATCCTCCAAGCCGCCAGAATCAGAAGCCAAGCGCAAACCCGGCAGGCCAAGAAAGTACCCGGTGACGGACACCCCCTCTGGTGCCGTATCCCCCTTGAACGCAAATCCGCCGCAGTTGTATCAGGGCAACGTGGCTGAGCGAATCCGCTCTATGCTCAATGAGTACAACAGCCACACCGTGGCTGATGCCGCAGAACTGCGCATAGTGATTACCAACAAGCTGCTGGATTTGTCAATGTGCGGCGACCCGCGCATCGAGATCAAAGCGACGGAAATGCTGGGCAAGATCAGTGACGTTGGTCTCTTTACCGAAAAAACTGAGATCACCGTCAACTACAACAATGTGGCTGATCTCGACAAAGCCATTAAAGATAAAGTTCGCAAAATGCTCATGATCCACGGGGCAGACCTGTCGCCGGTAGATATTGACGTGGACGCAGAGCTTGGGACTAGCTTGCCGCTTGTTGAAGAGGCGTCGCCCGCTGAGGAGTTACCACCGGAGGCGCCCGATGAGGCCTGAGTACACAATACCAGCCCTCGACACGGAGATGAAGCTGCTGCTCTCGCAGCTCGACAAGCTGCCGGACACCAAAAAGATGCAGATTCTGGAGGACTTGGACCGGCGGGAACAGCTATTAGAGAAGGAACGTGCACGTAACACGTTCATGGGATTCGTTGAAAAGGCGTGGCCGGAGTTTATCGGGGGTAGACACCACAAGATAATGGCAAAAGCGTTCGAGAGAGTGGCCCGTGGGGAGTGTAAACGCCTGATTATCAACATGCCGCCCCGCCATACCAAGTCAGAATTTGCGTCCTACCTGCTTCCAGCGTGGTTTTTAGGTAAATACCCTAATAAAAAGGTAATTCAGACCGCCCATACGGCTGAATTGTCGGTCGGATTTGGTCGAAAAGTGCGAAATCTGGTCGATTCGGACGTGTACAAGGACATTTTCCCCGATCTGAACCTGCAGGCGGACTCAAAAGCCGCTGGTCGGTGGAACACCAGCAAGGGCGGAGACTATTTCGCTATTGGCGTGGGCGGGGCGGTCACCGGAAAGGGTGCTCACCTGCTGATTATTGACGACCCACACTCAGAACAAGAGGCCGCGCTGGCGGCGACCAACCCGGATGTCTACGACAAGGTGTACGAGTGGTATACCTCGGGCCCCCGGCAGCGTCTTCAGCCCGGCGGCGCGATCGTGATCGTGATGACCCGCTGGGGTCTGCGCGATTTGACGGGGCAGGTGCTCAAAGCAGCCGCAGGTAGGGGCGGGGAGCAGTGGGAAGTCATCGAGTTCCCCGCGATTTTGCCATCGGGCAACCTGCTGTGGCCAGAGTTCTGGTCCAAGGAGGAGATCGAAGCCCTGCGTGAAGAGCTGCCCAACGCCAAGTGGCAGGCCCAGTATCAGCAGAACCCCGTGGGCAACGAGAGCGCCATCGTCAAGCGCGACTGGTGGCAGTGGTGGGAGAAAGAAGACCCGCCCGAGTGCGACTACATCCTGCAGACGTGGGACACGGCGTTTGAGAAAACCCAGCGGGCTGACTATTCTGCTGGAACGACGTGGGGCATCTTCACCAACGAGGAAGACAACAACACCCCCAACATTATTTTGCTCAACACATACAAGAAGCGGGTGGAGTTCCCCGAGCTCAAACGCGATGTCATGAATGAGTACAACGAGTGGGAACCTGACGGGGTGCTCATCGAAAAGAAAGCCTCCGGGGCGCCGCTGATCTACGACTTGCGGGCGATGGGGGTGCCGGTCCAAGAATACACGCCAAGCAGGGGGCAGGACAAAATTGCCCGTTTAAATAGTGTTTCAGACATAATTGCCTCGGGGAAGGTGTGGGTCCCCAGAACGCGGTGGGCGGAAGAGCTTGTTGATGAGATCGCGGCGTTTCCGTCTGGTGAACATGATGACTTGGTTGACGCGACGACATTGGCCCTCATGAGGTTCAGACAGGGTGGGTTCCTGCGACTGCCTTCCGATGAGCCAGAACCAGTCAGGCTGTTTAAGTCGCACAGACGTGCGGCTTTCTATTAAGGATTGATTATGGCAACAGGTAGCATGGTCCCCGGCATTGGCGGAGCCCCCTTGGGTCTTGGCTTTGAGGACGTAGTGGTCGATGACTCCCCCGCGATCGAGATCGAGATTGAGGACCCCGAGGGTGTGAAGGTTGGCATCGACGGCATGGAGATTGATCTCATGCCCGAGAAAGAAGAAAGCGGCGAAGAGTTTGACGCTAACTTGGCCGAGCACATGGACAGTGGCGAGCTGGAGAAGGTTGGCTCTGACATTATGGGCATGATCGAGGCCGACATCACCAGCCGCAAAGACTGGGTTGAGATGTATGTCAAGGGGCTTGAGGTGCTGGGGATGCGCTATGAGGAGCGCACGGAGCCGTGGGATGGGGCGTGCGGAGTGTTCTCTACGCTGCTGACTGAAGCGGCGGTGAGGTTCCAAAGCGAGACCATCATCGAGACTTTCCCCGCAGCGGGCCCAGTCAAGACCGAGATCATCGGTGCAATCGACAGACTCAAGGAAGAAGCCGCCGAGCGCGTTCGTGACGATATGAACTGGCGGCTCACGGAGGAGATGCCCGAGTACCGCTCCGAGCATGAGCGGATGCTCTTTAACCTTGGTCTCATTGGCTCTGCGTTCAAGAAGGTCTACTACGACCCGAGCCTCGGGCGGCAGGTCTCTATGTTCATTCAGGCCGAGGATGTGATCATCCCCTACGGTGCCAGCGGGGTTCGCAACGCCGAGCGTGTGACTCACATCATGCGCAAGACCGAGAACGACATCAAGAAGTTGCAGGTGGCGGGCTTCTACCGCGAGGTGGACCTCGGTGAACCGGTGCAGGTGCACAACGACATCGAGAAGAAGAAAGCCGACGAGCAGGGCTACACCCTCAACGAAGATAACCGCTACCAGATTTGCGAAGTGCAGATTGACTACGACTTGCCGGGCTTTGAGGACAAGGATGGCATAGCGGTGCCCTACATCGTGACGATCGACAAGGGCACGAGTAAAGTATTGGCGATCTATCGCAATTGGAAGGAAGATGATGAACGCAAACTCAAACGAGACCACTTTGTCCAGTACGACTACGTACCGGGTTTTGGGGCTTATGGATTCGGATACATTCACCTCATCGGTGGCTATGCCCGCGCTGGCACTTCTCTCATTCGCCAACTTGTTGACGCCGGTACTCTTAGTAATCTGCCGGGGGGCCTGAAGTCCCGAGGTTTGCGGATCAAGGGCGACGATACGCCGATCGCTCCGGGCGAGTTCCGTGATGTAGATGTGCCTTCGGGCAGTGTGCGTGACAACATCATGCCGCTGCCGTACAAGGAGCCGAGCCAAGTTCTGGCTGCGTTGCTCGACAAGATCACAGAAGAGGGTCGCAGACTAGGTTCGATCGCTGACATGAAGGTCAGTGACATGAGCGCCAACGCCCCGGTAGGCACAACGCTGGCGTTGCTGGAGCGGCAGCTCAAAACCATGAGCGCGGTGCAGGCCCGCGTGCACTACTCGATGAAGCAGGAGTTCAAGCTCCTCAAGGCGATCATCAGGGACTACGCCCCCACCGAGTATCAGTACGACCCGGTGTACGGCGACAAGCGGGCTAAGCAGGACGACTACGACATGGTGGACGTGATCCCCGTGTCGGACCCCAACAGCGCCACGATGGCTCAGAGGATCATGCAGTATCAGGCTGTGATCCAGTTGGCGCAACAGGCCCCGCAGATTTACGACTTGCCCCAGTTGCACCGACAGATGATCGAGGTGCTGGGCATCAAGAACGCAGACAAGCTGGTGCCAACTGAGGATGACCAGAAGCCCAAGGACCCCATCAGCGAAAACATGGCGGCTCTCAAAGGCAAGCCCAACAAGGCGTTTATCTATCAGGACCACGACGCCCACATCGCGGCGCATGTGTCGTTCATGCAGGACCCGATGATTGCGCAGCAGATTGGCCAGAACCCCATGGCCCAGCAGATCATGGCTGCGTTGCAGGCGCACATTGCCGAGCACCTTGGCTTCCAGTACCGGCGCAAGATGGAAGAGCAGATGGGCGTCCCGCTGCCCGGCCCGGACGAGGAGCTGCCCGAGGACGTGGAGATCAACCTCTCGCGTCTGGTGGCTCAGGCTGGGACCCAGCTCATGCAGAAAAATGTTGCCCAAGCGCAACAGGCTCAGAACCAGCAGATGCAGCAGGACCCCATCATCCAGATGCAGCAGCAGGAGTTGCAGATTCGTGCGCAAGAGGCCGAGGTCAAGGCGCTCAAGGTCAAGGGGGACTTGCAGCTCAAGGCCGAGGAGCTTGCGCTCAAGGCCAAGCAGGACGCTGCCCGCACTGGTCAGGACCCCGCGATGGCTGCTATGGCCATGCAGCAGGAGATCGTGCAGGCGCAGGAGCTCCACGGGCTTGAGGTCGCGTCAAAACGTATGGCGCTTGAGCAGCAGGCGCAAGCACAGGCACAACAAGTACAGGCTCAGCAGCAGGCCCTGATGCAGCAGCAGATGGCTCAGCAGCAGAAGATGGCCCAAGGCGGTGAGGTCCATGCCCAGAAGATGCGGCACGCAGAGATCGCGGCCATGAGGCGCAATCAGCCCAAGAAGGATGGTGAATGATGGACAGCCAAGTTCTTGACCTCCTGTCTA